TGGCGTTCGACGTCTCGTCGCACAACTTCACCATCGACAACACGCTGCGCGCGCAGAAGGCGCAGGGCAGCCTGGGCAACGTCGGCATCGGCATCGGCACGCTCAACGTGACCGGCGCGGTCTCGGCCTATTTCACCTCGCGGACTCTCTATGAGAAGCACCTCAACTGGGAGACCTCGTCGTTCTCGTTCCGGATGGTCGACGGCAATGGCAACGGCTACGTGTTCACGTTCCCGGCGCTCAAGTTCACCGACGGCAACCCGGTCGCCGGCGGCAAGGACCAGGACATCATCGCGGAGATGAGCTGGACCGCGTTCCGCCACCCCACGCTCGGCTACACCGTGCAGATCGACCGCTTCTCCGCCTGAGCCCAGGCGCAATAGAACAGCATCGGAGACACAGAGACCATGGATATCAGCAAGTTCCAGACGAACAAGTCGGCGGAAGAGGACGGCATCTGGGTGGACGTCGACGGCAACGGCACGAAGATCAAGGTGGCGCGCATCAACAACGCGCGTTACAAGAAATATTTCCAGAAGATCACCAAGCCGTACAAGCGGCAGATCCGCAACGGCACGCTCGCCGAGGAGCTGGCGGAGAAGCTGCTGGTGGACGCCCTCGCCAACACGATCCTGCTCGATTGGCAGGGTTTCACCAAGGAAGGCACGGACTTCCCCTACAGCGTCGACAACGCCCGCGTCTTCCTCCAGGAGTCGGCCGACTTCCGCGACTTCGTGAGCGATGCGGCGAACGAAATGGAGAACTTCCGGGCCGAAGAGTTGGAGGAGGCCCGGGGAAACTGATCGAAACCCTCCAATGGTCGCTGCAATGGGGACCGCACCTGGATCTCCTGCAGCGGCGACTGGACGAGGGCAAGTCCACCCCGGCCCTGGAAAACCGGCCGGAGCTGTACCCGGACCTCGTGTCCGTATGGGAAGCGTTCGTTCTGTTGAGCCCCAGTCGCAATGTGGGCTGGGGCGCGGGGGCGATCCCGCTGACCGAGATCCGGGCGTATTGCGAGATGTTCGAGATCGAAGCGGAGGAGCGTGAGGACCTCCTCTATCTCCTCCGCGCGATCGACGACGAGTACCTGAAGCTGACTGGCGAGAAGAACAAGAGAAAGGGCGGAAAGTAACAATGCCAGCTCCACTCGTTGCCGGCGCGGTGATCGCCGGCGAGGCCGTCGAAATCGCCGAGGTTGCCGCCGCCGCGAGGCTCGCCCGTCCGGCCCTCGCCGCCTTGACCCGCCTGCTCACCCAGCTCCGTCCGGCCGCGGTCGCGCTCGGCGAGATGCTCGCCCGGTCGGCCGGGAGTTTCAAGGAGCTGGTGGCCAAGGCGTTTACGGTGGAGGGCGCCATGGCCGGCATCAACAAGGCCATGTCGTTCGTCACCGTCGCGGACGCCGCCGGCAAGCTGGCGGTGGCGCTCGCGGGGGTGAAGGGCAAGTTCGCCGAGGCCGCCACCGGCTTCGGTCTGTTCGGCAAGTCCAAGACCGAGGAAAAGGCCGCGGCCGCCGCTCCTGCCGCGCAGCAGGTGGCGGCCGCGGCCGGCGGCTGCGGTGACGCTGGAGGAGCCTCCGGCATCGAGGAGGTCGGAAAGAAGGCCGAGGAGGCCGCGCCGAAGGTCGGGTATCTCCAGGAGCAGATCGCCCGGCTCAAGGGCGAGCTCACCTGGGACAAGGTGCTCGAGACGGCGAGCTCGTACGATCAGCTCAAGCTCTCGCTCGAAGGCCTGCTCGGCTCGACCGGGAACGCCGCGCAGGCGTTCCGCATGATCCAGGATTTCGCCGCCCGCACCCCGGTTTCGGTCGAAGACGCCAAGACGGCCTTCGAGCAGCTCTGGAAGGCCGGCATCAAGCCGACCAGCGAGAACCTGACGGCCTTCGGCAACGTCGCCGGCGCGTTCAACAAGGACATCACCGCGGTGACCTCGGCGGTCGCGGGCGTCGACCTCGGCAATCTCGACGGCCTCAAGGAGCTTGGCCTCAAGGTGGAGGAGCAGGGCAACAAGCTGAAGATCTCCTTCCAGGGGGTGACGACGACGGTCGGCAACTCGTCGCGGGAGGTGGCCGGATATCTGGAACAGCTCGGCCAGACGCGGTTCGCCGACGGCATGGAGCGCCAGGCCAGCACCTTCGCGACCGGCTTTGACAGCGTGAAGGAGGCGTTCGCCGGGCTGCGGAACGCGATCGGCGAGAAGGGTCTTCTCCCCAGCCTGGAGAGCATGGACGTCAGCTTCGCCAAGATCATCAATCGCGCGCAGCCCATCGCCGACGCGATCGGCAAGGGTCTTGGAACGGCCATGAAGATCGCCGCCGACGCGGTCAAGGTGCTCGCCGATCACGCGGAGATCGTGATCCCACTGGTGACCGGCATCGCGGTGGCCGCGAGCACACCGAGCCTCGGTGAGTTCGCCGGCATGCTGTCCTCCGCGAAGACGGCGGTGGTGGCTCTCGGCGAGGCGATCCTCGCGAACCCCATCGGACTGATCGCGGGGGCGATCGCGGCGGTCGTGGCGGCTCTGATCATTTTCAAGGACGAATCGATCACGGTCGGAGGCACTACCGCCACGCTCGGCGAATGGATGCAGGCCACCTGGGAGGTGACCAAGGACCGGCTGGTCGCGCTATGGGAAAAGCTCAAGGCCGCCTGGGCCTCGGTGCGCGACTTCCTGGTCGAGGCCTGGGACGTGATCAAGGACGGCGTGGCCGCGGGCATCCAGAAGATCCAGGCGTTCCTCGCCGGCTTCGTCGCCAACGCGGCCGAGATCCTGGGCGGCCTGGGCCGCATCCTCGGCGCGGTGTTCGGGGCGCTCGTCGACGGCATCAAGACTGGGATCAACCTGATGATCGGCGCCATCACGGCGGTGCCCGAGGCCGTGGGCGCGGCGGTCGCGGCGATCGAGCAGGGGGACTTCGCGGGCGTCTTCCGGCGCATCAAGGAGGCGACCTCGGACAACTTTGGCAAGGATTACGTCGGCGACCTGCTCGGCGGCGTGGCCGACCGCATCGGCAGCTTCGCGACCACGGTCGCCGACGTCGTGCGCTTCACGGCGCAGGGCGTCAAGGACGACGTGGTCAAGTTCGGCCGGGACGTCGTGGACGCGGCGAAGAAGATCCACGACTCGGCCGGCAGCGGAGGTGGAGGGCTGCTGGACCCGCGGGGAGGCGGGCGGGGGCGTGGGACCGGGACCGGTGGGGGCGTTCCCATCGACACCCAGTCGGCGATCGACGCGGCGAACCGCAACGTCGCGGCCGTGAGGGCGGCCTACGACGAGCTGGCCAAGGCGCCGCTGGATCAGATGGCGCAGAAGTATCAGACCTTCAAGGCGACGGCTGCGCAGGCGACCGAGGAGGTCGAGCGCCAGAAGAAGGCCCTCGAGGCTCTCGGCACCCAGCAGCCCGGCGTGGCCGCCGCGATCGATGCGCTCAAGAAGGCCCAGGAGGCCATCGCCGGAGACGAGAAGGCAGCAGACCAACTGAACGCGATCGTGGACGGGTTTGCAGCCATTTCAGGCGCCGCGTCCACGGCGTCGGAAAAGCTCGACGCGCTCGACGCGGCGTCGCTGTCCGAGGTGCTCCAGAAGACCGAGGATGTCGATGGCGCCATGGCGGCGCTCGACAAGGCGATCACCGATCAGCAGGCGAGGCTCGCCGGCCTGAACAAGGAGACGGATCAGTACAGGAGCCTCCAGGACGAGCTCCAGAAGCTACTCACTGTCCGCACCGGTTTGGAGACCCGGCAGGCCGAGGTGATCACCAAGGTCAGCCAGGGTACGCGCGACGCGCTCAAGGCGCTCAAGGACTATGCCGGCGCGCAGTCGTCGGCGCTCAAAGTGGAGAAGCTCACCGCCTACCTGGCCGCGGTCGACAAGATCAAGACGGAGATCGCGTCGCTCAAGGACCTGCTCGGCAAGCTCGAATCCGGGAGCGGCGCGGCCGAGGCCGTGAAGGCCCGCCTCGGCGAGCTCGAAGGGCAGCTCGGCGAGGTTCAGAAGCAGGCGGAGGCCGAGGGCATCAAGCCGCGCACCGACGGGTTCGACGACTCGATCGGCGACATGGCCAAGACCTGGGACAAGTTCGTCAACGAAGCGGTCAATTCTTTCGGCGACCTCTTCCTCAACGTGCTCGAAGGCAACGTCCACAACTTCGGCGACTTCATCGACAGCATCAAGAAGATGTTCCGGAAGATGATCGCCGAGATGGCCGCCGACTCGCTGAAAAAGGTTCTCAAGATCCCGGTCACGTTCGGCGGCGAGGGCGGGACGATCGGCTCCGGCGGCCAGGCCGGCAAATACGTCGGCCTCGACGCGTTCAAGGACCCCGCCACCGGCAAGTACGACTGGGGTCGCCTGTTCGGCACCGCGGCCATGGGCCTCGGCGTCGGCTCGCTGGTCGGTTCGTTCCTGGGCAAGGAGGATAACTACGCCGAGCTCGGCTCGCAGATCCTCGGCGTGGTCGGCGCCATCGTCGGCGCCTACTTCGGCTCTCCGCAGGTCGGCGCCTGGATCGGCTCGATCGTGGGCGGCCTGATCGGCAGCCTGATCAAGAAGGGACTGCCCAGCACCTCGGCGACGCTCTCGGTCTCCGACGGCCGCGCGCAGGTCGACGCGTTCTTCTCGCGCAACAAGGGCAGCCTCGACCAGATCCGCCAGTACGCCGAAGGAGTGGTCAAGGGGATCAACGACCTGGCCAAGCTCACCGACGCCACGCTGCTCGATCTGCCGGACATCAAGATCTCGGTCAAGAACAACAAGTTCTACCGGGTGATCGACCAGTCCGGTTTTGTGAAGAGCTTCGGCGAGGATTACGAGGCGGCGGTCAACTACGCGATCCTGCTTGCCCTCAAGGGAGCCAGCTTCTCGGGGCTCTCGCCGGAGGTGGAGGCGGCGCTGCGCAACACCAAGGCGACCACGGTCGAGGAGCTGGCGTCGGACATCGAGTTCGCCAAGGAGGTCCGCGACATCGACCTCGAACCGGTCACCAAGGACCTGCGCGACGTCATGCGCCGATTCAACGAAATGCGCGAGAGGGCGCGCGACCTGGGCATCTCGCTCGACAAGCTCGACTCCGCGTTCACCAAGGCGGTCAACGAGATCAAGGACAACATCCTGAGCGGCCTCAAGCCGTTCCAGGAGGCCGGCCTGACCGACGTCGAGCGCGAGGCGAAGCGCATCACCGAGGCCTTCGCGGAGATGCGCGAGAACGCTCGCCTGTTCAACGAGGAGCTGGCGCGCGAGCAGGAAGCGCGCAACCAGCAGATCTCCGACATGCAACAGCAGCTCGCCGACAAGCAGACCCTGCTCGAGCGGCTCGAGCAGATGCCGCAGATCCCGCAGGAGGTCCTCGACAGCCTGGCCGACATGGGCATCAAGCTGCCGCAGGGCCTCATGGGCAACATGGCGGAGACGCTCAAGGAAGAGATCAAGAAGCTGATCGACGAGATCGCGCGGCTGCAGGGGCTGAACGCCGACCAGACGCCGATCGACATGTCGGAGATCGACCGCGCCGAACAGGAAGCCCGGCGCGCGCTGCGCGAGCGCGTGCGGGACTCGCTCGACCCCTACCTGCGGGCGAATCTCACGCCGGTTCAGCAGCAGCTCCTGCAGCTCAACGACACATTCGAGAAGCTGCGCCGCGACGCTCATGCCGCCGGCGTCTCGATGAGCGAGGTGGACAAGGCCTACGACGAGGCGATCAAGGCGCTGCGCAAGCAGGTGATGGATCAGCTCCAGCCCTACCTCGACATGGCCGACGGCCTGACGCCGCTCCAGGTCGCGCTGCGCGATCTCGACAAGCGCTTCGATGAGATGCGCACCAACGCCGCCGCGCTCGGCATCGACATGGAAACCGTCAACCGCGCCGAGCAGGCGGCTCGCGAGCAGCTCCGCCAGCAGTTCGAGGACGACCTCAAGGCCTTCGGCGGCGAGAATCCCTTCGTCGCCCAGCTCGACGACCTCAAGAAGAAGTTCGAGGAGCTGACCAAGAACGCCATCGCGCTCGGCCTGGGCACCGACCGCGTGGACGCCGCCTACCAGCAGGCCCTGGCCAACCTCCAGAAGCAGTTCCAGGACGGCATCCAGAGCTACCTCGACTACGGCCGCGGCATGTCGGACATCGCGGTCCGCTTCCGCGACCTCAACCGCTTCTTCGACGAGCAGCGCGAGGCCGCGCGGGCGCTCGACGAGGCCATGGGCTTCACCAGCGGCGGTCCCAACGAGCAACTGCTCGACGAGGCCCAGGCGGCCGCGTTCAAGCAGCTCGTCGACGAGTTCAAGGCGTCGCTCCAGGACCTGCGCGACGCGGGTCTCACGCCGACCGAGATCGCCGTGCGCGAGATGCACGACCGCTTCACGCAGCTCCGCGAGGACGCCGAGCTGCTCGGGCTGTCCGTGGACGAGCTGTCGCGCCTGGAGCAGCAGGCGATCGAGCGCTTGCGCGGCGAGCTCGACGCCCAGCTCGACCGCTATCTCCTTTCCGACGAGGAACAGCAGCAGCGGTCGCTCCAGGACGAGTTCATGGGCTATCTGCGCGACGCCTTCGCGCTCTACACCTACGAGCCGGGCACCCAGGAGGAGCCCGAGCCGTTCCCCGGCGCGCGGGCGCTCGAAGAGACCTTCGGCGACGTCAAGACGGCCTCCCAGGAGCTGGCGCAGGCCTTCCGCGATCTGCGCATGGTGGTGGATCCGAACGCCACACCGCCGCCGCCTCCGACCCTGCCTCCACCCGGCGGCACCGAAGGTCCCACGCCCGCCGAGATGGTGGCCGACGTGCTCGACTTCCTCAGGCCGCTCTACGAGGGCCGCGGCATGGACGACGTCCCGGCCGAGCAGCGCCAGGCGATCGACGCCGCGTCCACGCAGGTCGCTCTGATGCTGGAGCAGCTCCGCCTGGGCATGACCGACGACACCACGGCTCTCCAGGGCGCGCTCGGCAATCTCGTGACGCTGCTCCAGCAGTCAGGCATCGAGATCGACGGCTCGCTCCTGGACCTCACCAACGCCCTGGCCTCCGGCGACATCACGGGCTTCCTCGACGAGCTGCGCGACGGTGTGCTGGGTACGACCGACGGCTTCGGCGCGCTGATCGACATCCTGCTCTCCGGCGGCGACCTGTCCCTGCCCGACCTGATGCACCAACTCGCGAGCGGCACGTTCGACGCCATCCAGGCGATGCTCGGCCTGACCGAGATCCCGCCCGAGCTGGCCGCGACCCTCAAGAGGATCGGTCTCGCCTACGAGGCCGCCCAGAACCAGCAGCGCGTCACCCGCCAGGTCGAACGCGGCGGCGGCGACGACGCGAACCGCGAGGCCGAACAGCGCCAGCGCGACCTCGACGCCCTGCTGCGCCAGTTGGAGCAGTTCGAGGATCTCCAGCTCTCGCCGGCCGAGCGCGAGCTCAAGAAGCTCAACGAGCAGTTCGACGAGATGCGCGAGAACGCCGCCCGCCTGGGCGTGTCGCTCGACCGCGTGGAGTCGGCCTACCAGCTCGCGATCGCCGACTTCTGGGAGCGCCTGCTCGGGCCGCTCAACGACTTCCTCGAGAGCCTCGATCTGTCCGAGCTGTCCACGCTCACGCCGCAGCAGCGGCTCGAAGAGGCGCAGGCGCGCTTCCAGGACCTCGCCACCCGCGCCATGGGTGGCGACCTCGAAGCGGTCCAGCAACTCCAGGCCGCGGCCCAGCAGTACCTCCAGGAGGCGCAGTCGTTCTACGCCAGCGGCCAGGGCTACCAGGACATCTTCGCGCTGGTCAACAGCATCATCCAGCAGGTGATCGGCAGCCTCGCGCCGGGTCTGCTGCCTCCTCCGTCCGCCAGCGACTTCACCGCCATGCTCGCCGACACCGGCTGGGCCTGGCGCGACGCCTTGACGACCGCGGGCATCCCGTTCGGAGCGGCCGCCGGCGACGTCTATGACGCCGAGCCGGGCGAGACGCCGTACTGGCTGGGCACCACTCCGGAGGGTGCGCCCGCGCTGTCGACCGATCTCTCCGGCATGCGCGAGACCAACCGCGCGCTGCTCGAAGAGGTCCGCATTTCGCGCCAGCAGGAGCACGTCGACGCCGTCGAGCTGCAGCGCCGGGTGGACGAGCAGAGTGAGGAGCTGCGCGAGGTCCGGGCCCTGCTGCGGCGTCTGACTTCCACCACGCAATATGGAGGACGCGCGCAGTGAGCACACCGTTCGAGCTGCTGGTGTCCGATCCGTACGCGGCGCGCTACTACCTGGTGGAGCTGTCGCCGTACGACCTCTCGACGAATGCCGTGAGGAAGCTCTACTACTCGGACCACGGTTTCACCACGGGACCGGCCGACAACCCCGCGAACCAGCACTTCGAGGCGCGGGTGGTCGAGGGGCTCAACTTCCAGCGCCACATGTTCCGCGAGGGAGCGATCGGCGGCCCGTCGCTGCCCAGCTTCGGCGAGATCCGCCTCAACAACGCCGACGGCGGGCTCGACACGCTCTTCCGCAGCCTGGCGTTCGACGGCCGCGACGTGGTGGTGCGGCTGGGTGGAAAAGGTTTCAACTACACCGACTTCGGCGTGGTCTTCCGCGGCACCGCGCACAGCGCGGTGATCGACGAGCAGCAGGTGACGGTGCGGCTGCGCGACCTGCAGTACAAGCTCGACGCGCCGCTCCAGGCCGAGCTGTACGACGTGCCCGGCACGGGCGAGGACGCGCTGGACCTGGCGTTCACGATCGTCGGCACCGGCAGCAATGCTTATCATTACGCCGCGCTCTCCGGCGTCACCTCCTACACGATCCAGACCGGCGACGTGCTGGAGTACGACGTCTATTGGCCGGCGCGCCGCCTCGTGCCGCAGAAGATCGCGTTCGACTTCACGGCCGGCGCGAGCTCGCTGCGGGCGTCGTCCGCGGCCGATGCCGCGGGCTTCCTGGCCCACCCGGACACGGACATTTCGTCCAAGGCGTCGGGGAAGTGGTATCCGCGCGCCATTCCGATCCCGGCCTCGTTCGTGGGCTCGGCGATCACGCAGTACGACGTGGCCAGCGAGTACGACCCCGCGTCCGGCGTCACCGCGATCCTGCGGGCGTTCCTGCGCAACATCCGGATCACGAACGGCACGGGCACGGTGCGCAAGTCGATCTGGATGAGCGGCAACGCGCTGCCGTCCGTGACGACTCACATTTCGAGCAACGCCGGCAACCAGGTTTCGCTCAAGCTGCGCTCCGATCTCGAATCGGGCGCGACCCTGGAGGGCCGTCCCAAGCCGCTCTGCTTCGGCAGGTGCCTCAACGTGTCGCCGGTGCAGGTCAACCCGTCGCTCCTGATCTATCAGGTTCATGACGGTCCGATCCAGGCGATCGAAGCGGTTTACAACCGAGGTGTGGTGCTGGCGACGGCCCAGTACACGGTGGATCTGGTGCGCGGCACCTTCACCCTGCTCCAGGCGCCGGGCGAGGGCGGCGTGATCACGGCCGACGTGCGCGGGGATTCCCTGGGCATGTACGGTTATCTCTCGTCGATCGCCGCCATCATCCAGAGGGTCGTGGCCACCTATGGGCCGCTCGCCGCCGCGGAGGTCG